TTGCACCAAAACCACAAGACAGGATCACATTTGATTCATTGACTTATGAAGTCTACAAAGTGGAAAAAGATCCAGTCACAGCATTATACAAGATAGCCATCAGAGAAAGATAACAATGGCCAGACCAAATGTTTATAACAGGGTGTCGGACAAAGTTGAAACGAATGGCATACAGAGACAGTTAGTCGGTTCCAAAAAGATGTGGGGTCTACAACACAAGGGTGAATGGATAGTCGAAGTTAGATTACCAACTTGGATAGGTGGTATTTACAAATACACCAAATGTTTCTATCCAACAATCAAGGCCGCACAGGCACAACAAAATAAGTACATAAAACGATTTGGATTACAATGTGAAGTGGTCCAATTAAAACAAGGAGGGTCAGAAGATGGCGAGAATGAGTAAAAAGAAAAAACGTGGTGGAAAAAGAGGCGGTAAGAAAAGAAGAGGTTAATTGGACTGAATATTTTGCTTCAATTGTCGCAGTGTGTCCTTGGTCAAAGGCATATTGGTCAAAACAAAAGATAGATGTAGCAAGATGGCAAGGAACAACTAACGTCAAACCATTGGGTGACTATGTTGCTAGGATGTGGATCCACAAGAATGCAAGTGGTAGACAATTATGCAACCTACATCACACAATGAACGAACAGAGGCAAGATGAAGAATGGTTGTATTCTCACAGATGCTATGGAGGACATTCAACTCCGGTGCCAGTGTTGATACAACAGGATCTCAAATTGCTGACAAAGATTAGAAAAGGTTTAAATGGCTAAAGTCAAAGAACAAGTGATACACGAATACACCAAGAAGAAGACCAGCATTGGTGGTGGTAAACACTCAAAGGCTATGATGAACAAGTCAAAGAGAAGAAGTTATAAGAAATACAAGGGACAGGGCAGATGATCAAGTGGATGATAATGATAGCATTGTTTTGGTTATTGATATATTGGTTCGCTGTCAGCCTAGGATTATAAGATGTGGTTAGATAGACAGATATTGAAATTTTGTGGTTTGTTAGACCGTTTGTGTGAAGGCATAGAACGATTGGTTATACCACAACCAAAGAAACGGAAAGGCAAGAAAAATGGCAAAATATCAAAGTAGAACAGTAGCATTGAACAAACCATTCAGATTGGGCTCAGGTGAGAGCAAGAAGTTTGGTGTTTATGTACGGAACAAAAGCACAGGAAATGTAAATAAAGTTACATTTGGACAACGCGGTGCCAAGATAAAAAGAGACAATCCAGCCAGAAGAAAGAGTTTTATGGCCAGGATGGGTGCAGTGTTAGATGATGTGAAAGGACAAAAGACTTTGAGCCCGGCATACTGGGCAGTAAAAAGTTGGAGAAAAGGATTTAAGATATAATGGCTTTGACTATACCACAGGCACTGAAAAGAATTGATAAACTTATGAATCAAGTTCAACGTGGATTCGTGGACGAAGGTGCAAAATTAGCCAGATCAAAAACACCTGTAGACACAGGAAAATTAAAAAGCAGTTGGACGACAAATCCATCTAATTTTGGAACAAAGTCATCTATAGATAACAATGTTGGTTATGGAGGATTTGTAGAGAATGGAACTTCAAAAAACAGACCAGCCAAGATGGCCGCACAGGCAGTTCAATCTATGCGATCAGGAGCCAACAGCATAGTTAGAAAGGCCACAAGATAATGACATACCAAGCAGAAAGATCCAGCATAGAAAAGAGACTTTTAGATAACCTATCAGATGTATATGTACAATTTGACAATGTATTGGGATTGGTAGACAGTGCAGGCACGTCAGTGGACAATGAACAGAATTTGTCAGAATGGGTGAGATTAACCATACTGACCAATGACAGCCAACAAGCAGAACTAGGAACAAAATTTACAAGACAAGAAGGAATCATAAGTGTCCAAGTATTTGTTAAAACAGGTACTGGCACACAACGAGCCCGTGTTTTAGCAGAATCAATAAGAACTATATTCCATATAGTGCAATTTGACGACATTACAACAAGAGCAGGATCTATGACTGTGATTGGTGAACAAACAGGAACCGGAGATACAGACAACTTTTATCAACTGAATATTGATATTCCGTATCATAGACATCAATCATAAATATATTAGGAGAAACAATTATGACAATACAAAGTGCAAGTTTAACAGAAATTTTAATTAGCGGTGAAAGTGCTTTAGGCACAGCATCAGGCAATGTTGCCACTTTAAGAGTGACATCAGAATCATTGGTTCCAGCAATATCAACTATTGCTTCAGACGAAATTGATTCAACAAGAAATGTATCAGATCTAAACAAAGTATCTTCACAGGCTGAAGGTGAGATTGAATTTGAATTCAAAGATGATCACCCAACTGATGTCATATTACAAGGTTTATTTGGTGCGGCACAAGGTAATGTCGCAGTAGGTCTTGTTGATAACGCAGATACTTTCAACGGCACGACACAGTCAAGTTTCACTATTGAAAAGAAAACAAGTGATGGAGCATCAACAAATTTATTCCAAAAATTTGGTGGTATGGTTCCAAGCACACTAGAACTTACAGCAGAGTCAGGTTCATTCGTGACAGGTACTGTTGGCTTTATGGGTTCTAAAGTGAATGCAATGACGACATCAGCGAGTTTGACAGCAACTGATGACGCAACAGAGACAACACCATACACAACAGTTGACTCAGACACAACAGTCAAATTTGACGCAAGTGCAAATTCAGTGACATATGCAGACTATGGTAATTTACCAGGTTCGGCGAAAGCCACGGCATTCTCATTGTCAATTGACAATGGTTTAAGACCACAAACACAAATAGGTTCAGCGGACTTGGCTGGTATTGGATCAGGTAGATTCACAGTCACAGGTTCAATGACAGTTTATGCAACAGACATAACATTCTACAACAATTACATCAACACAACGAAATTTGGCTTACTGTTACAGGTTGGTTCAAGTGCGAGCAATTACAGATTCTATCTTCCAGAAGTGGTAATCACATCTACTCAAGTTTTAGCAGGTGGTAATGATGAAGACGTGTTAATGGAAATTGAATTCCAAGCAGTCAAGGCAACTGTTGGTTCAGATGTATTCACTTGCAAATTAGTCAAGAACGAAGCATAATAAATACATATAACAAATAAAACTAACTTAAAGGAAATACCAATGGATTTCACAAACAAGTTCGGTTCCCTAGACCCCAAGGTTCAAGCGGAATGGATTGAGAATGACGGCAGTCGTTTCTTGATCGCACCAGCAAACAATATCGCATTCAAGAACAAAACATTAGAGATGTTCAAAATGAGTGAGATACAGGGTGGTGGATTAGATCAACTGACAGCGAGAAGAGTAATTGAAATAGAATCAGAAGTCAAAGCACACACTGTTCTACTAGATTGGGAGAATGTATCTGACAAAGGTGCCAATGTGTCTTACAACACAGACGTGGCCAAAGATATGATAACCAACTATGAACAATTTAGAAATTGGCTTGATGCTGAGGCAATGAAACTGGCCTCTAAAAAACAGAACTCAGAGAACGCCAAAAAAAAGAGTTAAAGACCCTATTTGAATGGTTGGCTATTTGGGGTCCACATTCTGAAATACCAGAAGTTGCCAACAAGGCGCCAACATATTCAAAGCATTTGGATATGTATGTTTCAGCATTCAACATTCTATCCAGTGATAGGTTAAATACATTTGGCGGAATTGGACTTATTCCATTCTCTGCTATGGTTGGATTTTGTAAATGGGCAGGTATCAAGGATCAGGAAGAATTTATTGCCATATTACAAGAGTTAGACCAACACTATGTCCAGACTGTACACAAACAGGAGAACAAGAGGAGTAAGAGTTTAACGAATGGCAACAGAAGTAGTAAATCTAAAAATAAGCGTTGACAGTAGTGGTGCCACTAGGTCGGTCAACAATCTTAAGACATCATTAGGTGGAGTCAACAAGAGTTTTGGTAACACAGGTGCCGCGGGAGCGATGGCATTTGGTAGGATCAAAGGTGCCATAGCAGGTCTTGGTCTTGGTCTATTGGTCAAAGAAGTAGCACAGACATCAGCAGAATTTGAAGATTTACAATTGGCCTTGAATGCAGTGTTTGGTGGCGTGGACGAAGGTGCCGCGGCATTCGCCAGAGTAAAAGATATTGCAGGCAAACTGCCATTAGACATTGATCTAATAACATCAGCATTCACACAGTTGAAAGGTGCTGGTATTGAACCCACAGAAGAACTATTATTGAGTTTCTCAGATGCGGCTTCCGTGTCAACTGACAAGGTTGGAGCATTCCAATCATCAATTGACTTGTTTACCAGAACGATGCAGGGTGGTTTGGGTCTAGAAGAATTACAGAGATTACAAGACAGAGGTCTACCTGTATTTGATGTATTGAATGAGAAATTGGGTATCACTAGATTAGAAGTTAGTAATCTAGGTAAGACGGCAGAAGGTGCCAAACAGATCAGAGATGCTCTATTCTCAGGATTTGATGAGAGATTTGGTGGTGCCACAGAGATAGCATTGAGTTCATTGTCAACAAGGTTCTCTAACTTTGGTGATGCAATGAAGAAAGCGGCAGTTGCCTTTGGTGGTAAAGGTGAAGGTGGTTTCCTAGATGGACTTGCAGGAGCAACAGCAGGTCTAACAGAATTTATAGGAAACAATGAAGATTTGATTGCGGCACTTGGTAGATTGATTGGACAAGGTCTAAATCTAGTGATTGATGCATTCAGTCTATTGTTTGACATAATCAGACAAGTAGTAGAAATAGTCAAAGCGGCTGTGGACACATTCCTAGGATTCATACAAACGATCAAAGACGTAGCAACAACTATAGTAGAATTCAAAGACAAAGTTGTTGGCAAGTTCACAGAGATGAAAGATGGTATTGCTGAGAGAATGTCCAGTATCAAAGATAATGTAGTGAATGCGTTCAGTGACACAGAACACGAAGTTGTTGGTGGATCAATTGTTCCAGATATGGTAAATGGTGTACTAGCAGAATTTAACAGAATGGAATCAGGTGTGATACAGACCACACAGTCAATGACCACAACCACGACAGCAATAATTGGTGATGGTTTCAGTCAAGACAATATGAACAACATACTTGTCGATCCTGTAAAGAACACAACTTCAATCGTAAAATCAGAATTTGGAAGTTTGGAAAGTGCAATATCAGGAAATGTATCTGGTATATTGTCAGGATCAAAATCAATCAAAGGTGCATTGCTAGACATTGCTAAAACAGTAGCCACTAAAGGTATAACCAACACATTGATGAGTATGATAGGTGGTGGTGGATTTGGTGGTGGATTTGGTGGTGGCGGTGGAGGACTTGGTAGCCTAATTGGACCAGCGATGAGTTTGTTTGGAGGCTTCTTTGCAGATGGTGGTAAATTACCAGCAGGCAAATTTGGTATCGCAGGAGAAGAAGGAGCAGAGTTGATAAAAGGACCTGCAACAGTTATGCCAATGAACAAGATGGGATCCGTATCACCTGTTTTCAATTTCAATATTCAAGGTGCAGTGGGCGGAACAAGAACAGGCACAGTGACACAACAAGAT